TTATGAGTAGAACCCCCGACTGTACAGGACATCTTTAAATTCGTCATATCGCTTCATCATGATTTCCTGTTGGTATAGCTGCTCTTTTAGGCGACTGACTTCGCGATTTAATCTGGCAATCTCAGCATCTTTAGGGTCTTGGTACACAACAGTTTGGTGCGCGTCACCTTTAGGTTGGGTGCTGACTGAGCTTGTTGGTTTTGGTAGTAAGTTTCTTTCTCTACAAGACTCTTCCCAGTCATTAAAAATCTTTGTTGCTCGTTGGTTTTGACCCGTTATGGCACGCTTGTTTACACCTGACTGAGCGGCAACGGCTCCCTTATTGATTGAGCCTCGGTAGTTTAGTTCCTTGATATCTTGATCGGTTTGTTTTGCTATCCATGCTTCAAGTTTTTCTACATTGACTTCAGCAGGTGTCTTTTTCATGATGTCGTTACCCTCGTTTTTTAGCCATCGCTAGTTCTCTAACTAAATATTCACCCAGAACTTCCTCTACTTTCATGGGTGTAACGGAATCGACGTAATGAACTATGTCTGCAACCGCTAGTACGTTGCGCTCATATTTTTCTTTGAACTCATCCAGCTCTTGTTTGTACCGCTCTGCTTTTTGGACATAGGCTTTCGATACTCGACCTTTTGAGAAGTTTTCATGCTCTTCATCAGTGAATTCACTGGTGTTGTGCTGACGTTGCTTTGCCTCCTCAATCATTTTCTTGCGGTGAGGCACACTCAAGGTACTCAGGCCGCCTTTGATAATTCCTCTCGACACAAGTCGAGCGTGTACAGTCGATGGCTGGATAGGGGACTTCTCTAAGCCTTCTCGAATCATCATCAGTAGTTCATTCTGGATGTACTGGTCAAGCTCTTTTCCAGCTAAGCGTTTCTCTCTCATTGTGTTTCGCTCCTTTTATCCTCAATTCCCTTAGCGGCATCACGCTCCATTCGTTTTTGCTCAATGTAGAAAAGGTCTGCCAAGGTTTTTGGTGTTTTACCTACGAGATCCTGCTCTCTGATTGTCTTTAAAAGGTGAGCGAATGGGTTTTGTGGGTCGTCACTTAACAGGGATACGATTTCTGACTCTTGTAGTGACTTGAGAGCTTTACTTTTCAGCGCTTCATATAACAATAATGACTGCTCTTGCTCATCAAGAGCGAGTTGAAAGGCTGGATTAGTCGAGACCAACTCTCTTAGTGTTTCTACTTCTTTTTGTTTGCGTTCTAGTCGAGAGATAACTTCTTCTGTTTCTCCCATTCGACCAGAAAGCGTGAAATAACCACAAGGTAATCCTTCCTGACATCGCATTGCAAAAGGGCAACCGAATCGAGCTACGTCTCTAGTACATGCCCCAAAAACAAGCGGGTAAATCCGAGCGTGGCGTTCAAGTAGGCGTTTAGCTTCCTGTTCTTGCTTGTTATTAATGAGCTTATCGTGAGCTTTTTTTAGTTCAGGCATGAAGCTTTCTGACATCGAATCACCAACATACTTCGCCATTTCTTCGCTGCTTGCGCCATATGTTTGCATTGCTCGCTTTAGGTTAGCCTCGGTGGATAAGTCTTTTGAGACAATCATACTCGCCGTGCTTTTGACGGCTTCAACACCAGTTCGAGTGCGGTTGGCTTTTGCGTATGCAGCCATACGCTGAGTTACTTCTGACTTATCAGAGCCTTGTACGACTGGAGAGTGCTCAACTGGCGTGTCGAAAAGCGACATTTGATCATCTTCAGTGAATACATCTTTCTTGGCATGAAAGGTCTTCTCCAGAGCAACCATTGCCATGGCTGCTGCTCTATATTCAAGAGATTCAACCCCATGCTGATAATGTTTGTTCTGCGTGACGTCTACTCGCCCCATTAAGATCGCCTGTAAGTGGTCTGTTACGCCAGCAATCGCTAAAAACGTATTGATGTTATGGCGAGGGGTGTGTTTTGGGATTTTTATCTCTGAACCATCATCTTCCGTCAGTCCAAATAAGGAGAAAATGGATGTAGAACCCTGCGTGTTGCCGAGCCATTTTTTGAGAGTGTTTTCCTGTAGCGGGGTGATTACCGATAAATGACGGAAGTCATTAACCAAGTTTCCCATGCCATAGGGAGAAATGAACAGTAATTCTTCGTAGTTAAAATTCAACAATGTACCATTGTCGTTATAGGTATGAACCCCTCGGTGCTCTTGTTCGAAGTTGTATAAACTTGAATAAACAGCGACGATGTAATCATTAACCTGAGTTTTTGTGTAGAAGTAGTGTTTGAGTTGCTTGTGTACCTCGTGAATTCTAGTCGGTTCGTGTCCAGCGTAGGTTTTGAATGATGTCTGAATACTTCTAACGATGGCATTTCTGGCACCGCCAGTCCCAGCAACAACATGACCAACCAGTTCTCTAGATTCAACTTCATCTTCTGGCAATTCACGGATAGCGTCAGGCAGAAAGTAGGTGAAATCAGACTCTCGATAGTAAATTAACAGTGCGCGTTGTTTGTTGGTTAGTTCCTTGACCCTCTCAAATATCATTTCAATAACAGGGTAGGTTGAAGGGGCTAACCAGTGTATGCGTTTGCCTGCCTTCTTTGCGCCGATATAGTCAATGCCTAGGTAATAATCAGGGAAGCCCATATCCTTGGCATATTGCAGTTTATCGGGGTCAGTTATTTCTCGTCTGACAAGACAATCGATTTTCAAGTTCTGCAATTCTTGGAATCGTAAGCCTGTGATTAGTAACAAAAGCAGACCCATTAACAGCACTTTATCTTCGTCATTCTCGGCTAGATAAATCAGCTCAATAATAGACATGAACGCCTTAATCGAAATTAAGTGTTCATCCTCAGTTTTTAAAGGATCTAGCTCAGTAACATCGACTGACGTATTTCGTGTAGGGTGTTGGTTCTGTACGTTGAGGGTGGTTAACGTTAGTGATTTTGCACTCAGCACTTTTGCTAGCGCAACTGCTTTATCAGCATAATCACTAACAGCCGTTGACGCTGCTCCACATTCAGCGTGAGTGTCCATGGCGGCGTGGATGATGTCTGATGTTAGATACATAGGGTGGGATTGCCCAGTAGCTTTAACAAGTTCAGCGTACCAACGCTTCATTACTAATACTTCTTGCTGAAACACAGCCCCCGCAGGGGTACTATTGCCGCTCATGGTTAGTGTCTCAACCAACATTGCTCTCATGAAATTTTGATATATGGGGGCGACATCCATTTTTTCGACGCCCTTTATTCGTGAGATATGGGTAAAGGCTAGTTTTCCCTTACTTGCACCCTTAAGCCATGCGTAGCCTGATTTACCATACGTCCAGCTATCCAATTCCCATAGAAATACATTCTCAACGTTTGCCTCTATTGCTTTCTCACGGAATTTCTCGCGGTTCTTGCTTATAAAGGCATCAACATTCTTGCTCACATCAAGCATATTACTTTCTCGCTCCCTGGTAGTTTTCTATTCGGCTGATCACATTAGCCACATTTCTTTGGCGGCGGATTAAGTCATTGCCGAGAGGGTGCTTGTGAAGGTTGGCATCTACAGTGATCTTTATCAGTTCGTCAACTTCTCGACCAAATGCGTCATATACTTCCTTGTGTAATCCATCGAGGAACGGGTGGAAGTAAATACAGCCATGACAGGCTCGTCCTTGACTGAATGGGCATATTGGCTCTTCATAGCCACACCCACCAATGTGCGTATGTAGGATGCCTCCAATAGAGCCTGCTACTCGACGTCCATTCCAACTTTCACTATGAACAAGATTCCCTGTGAGCATCAAAGCCATCATGTTCTTGAATACAGGGTTGCGTCCTAGGGCTTGCTCTCGAATATCAGCAATATCAGGCGTCACAGCTATGTAGCGAGAAGCTACCGTATCATTGCTGTGTCCTAGAATGTAGGCAATGTCAGTAGCACTCGCGCCACTCATTGCCATTGAGTGTCCGACATTATGCCTAAAGAGAGTCGATGTATAGCGTGGAAGCTCTAGTAAACCTTGGTTAACTGCGTCTTTTGTTTCTTGAGGTGAAAAGCGAAACAGCATTTTTTGGATAGCATCACCTGCGGTTCTTGTTGTTGACTTCGACTTTGGAAGTAACGGCTCTTCAGGGCTGATTTTAGCCAACCGAATATAAAGCTTGATTAACCTACCTAATTCATCGGGGAGTGTAATCAATATCGGATGTGGATTCTTTTTTGACTTTTTTGCGAACGGGAGCAGGAGAGAATAGCGATTACCCGCTTCATTTTTTGTTTCCAGATGTATATCGCTGGCATAAAGTTTTGCAAGTTGTGCAGGTCTACCGCCAGTGTAATAGGTCAGACCAAGAATAACGCAATCACGAAGTGAATCGAGACTGACTTTGGCTTTGACAATGCTTAGGTGTGCTTCAATTTCGGCTTTGCTTTTCAGGCTAGGCGTCAACTTGGATGCCCAGCGAGTAATACCATCCTGAATCATCGCGCACACTTCTAATGGAATTACGTTATCAAGATCTTCATAAACCCCGAAATTATCCGATGGAGGGCGAGGGATAAAAAGCAGTTGGTCTTCGAGGTCTTCATTTGAATCATCGGTACTTTTAAAGAATCCAGCACGATCTAGCGCCCTTAAAGCATACAGGATATGATAAAAGTCCTTATTAGTTTTATTCTTAGACTCATTAATTCGAGTAGCCAAGTGCTCAAGATGTGCTAGAAAGGTGGCTTTAGTGAAATCCTCACACACCCTAAAATAATGGGCTAGAGAGTAACACATAGTAGGTAAATTCGTTGGGCTGTGCTCCCGCAGGTAAGAGATAGCGACGAACTTTATCAATCTTACTTTGATGCTACCAAGCTCAGAGAAGATTGGAGAGCCTTCGAACCCAATATAACGCTCTCCACCTGAAAAATAACAACGCCAATTCTCGTCCAAAGTTAAGGTATTATCATCGGTTCTGTCAGCACCTTTGAGGAATACAAGCTTTGGTAATTCAATCTCGCTGATCCACGTTAGTTGCTCCGAAGAAAAGGGAGAGTCGTCGGCTGCGCGAAAATTGAGTGATGTTACATTATTGGAACTCATCAAAATCTCCAAATCCGTTGTCGTCGTAGTTGTTATCGATAGTACTTTCCTTGCTTGAACTCTGAAGTCCGTCTTTAGTTGAAGTTAATGGTGTTTGGGAGCGCTTCGATACCATTTCAGTTCTCCTGATGTTGCTTTCATTTGCTACTTTCTCAATAAAACGGTTGGCATACTTCATTGGCATTTTACTCGTGAGAGTCCACCCGCCAAGTACTCTCAACTTGTCAGCAGCAACGTCTAGCAGCCCCTTCATTCTTGCCTGAATACCATGGTCTCGCTTCAGTTCTAACTCTTCAATAAATAGTTCGTTATAGATGAATTCCAGCGTTATATAAGCCCACGTATGCCTACCAACATGAGGAGTGATCGGAGGCATATATTCGATATTAACCTCTGGCATCGCCCTGAAATACGGGTGCTCTTTTATGAATGCGTTATCAATTTTTCGATAGTAGGTGTTGACGGCATCATAGGTTAGGGGGGCTAGAGCACCACGCGCTCCAATGAAAAGAACGCCATAGTCAGTTGCCTCTGGCTTAGCTTTAAAGAGCGCGGCTCTCTTTTCACAGTAGATAGTGAGCATCATGTAGTCGCTAGGCTCTAATTGGATTTTTCGTTGGGAACCCTTGGTTTTAATTGAAGGCGGGTTTGTCCTTGGGTCATTAATTCCATCGGGTAGGTTCTGGACTAGAAGGATATAAGAACGTTCACCTTTTGGGTCAGGTAGCGTAGGCCCGAAGGATTCCAATGAAAGCAGCAAACACTCACCGATTCTCAGCCCGTACTGAAACATCAGCCTGTGAATTATATAGTTGCGGAATTGCTCAAACTGACTTGAAAAAGGGTTCTGAGGGTTCATCACTGCTGGGTAAACCTCACCAGTTTCTGGGGCTACAAACTCTTCTGTAGATGGCAAAAGCATATTATCTAACAGCAGAGCTTGTTGCTCGGTTAGGCTCTTGTATCTTGTTGTGGGAGAGTTTGAATCAACCTCCAGTTGCGAGTATTCCTTTCTGATGTGATCAATTTTCTTCTCTATTTCTCGATGCATCACCGAGGCATCGAGCGGAGAGCAATTTTGATAACCCATGCATGTGTATCTGTCATTCAGGAACTTGAAGTAACGCGTGACCACATGAACATAAGCCACATATGCTTCCTTTGCTGATGCGGATTTAGAAATAGGGCTAACGGAAATGTATGAAGAAGCTCCATCAATGTGTTGTTTTGATAAGAGATAATCAAAGAAGTGATCAACTTCTTTAAGGAATGATTCAATATAGTAATTGGCATTTAGGAAAGCACCGTCAAAGGTACAACCGTACTTTCTTTCATAGAATTCGTAGAAGAAGCGCAATGCTTTAAGTGAGTTGGTTTGAGTTCCAAGCGATCTCTTTGTGAGTTTAGTAATCGTATAAATCGTCAAGAACAGTGACGGCAGCGTCGTGACATCATCAACAACTAGTTTTAGGTGCTGTCCATTACGTTTCGTGTGGGCAAGGCTATAACTCATATTCGTTCAAAAATCCTTTTAGTTGGTTTCTGTGAACACATTTCGATGAAACGATGCAGTGCTAAGGTTAACCATGTTTTTAATAGTTAGTTAATCATCGCAAGATGATTAACTATCTATTAAGGATTTTATGGTAAATCCGAATACTGTTAAATACACTTATGAACCTGACAATAAACCTAGAACATAAGCTCATGAACTCAGCGTAAACGTAAAACAGATTTTTGTAAAGTGAAAGTGAGAGGAGGTAACTTATTGATTCATGGTTGCTCATGAACCTAGGAAGTAAACTGGGATATTTAACATAACGCATATAATGCGCACTTAGCTATAGCTACTTTAAGGTCGCCAAGCCACAACGCAAACATGCCACAAATCATTGAAATACTTGATAATCCTAGCCCGTTAAACTTTTTTGCAATGTTTTCCCACATTCCTTTTATGTGTGGATTTTCGTTGCGATCAGCGTGACATCCCAACAAAGCTATCTCTGGGTCAATTCCTGAATTCTCCGCTAGAAAAACTGCTTCTGAATCAGATATATAGCGTCTTCCTTTTCGCATTTCGCTGATTCTGGACGCGTTTACATTCAAATCATGTGCGATTTGCTTGTCTTGTACGTAGTTTTTCGCCTTTTTGTAGGCATCTAACAGCTCACTTTGATACATGGGACTACCTCCGTTTTCTTGATTTTAGCTTAGTAGTTACGGAAATTCGCATCTAGCAATTACGAAAATCCGTAATTACACTTACGACAAATCGTAATTAAGACCGCCTTGGCTTGGGGCGTTTGCCCTTGACGCTTACGTCTTGGCTTCGGCGGTCGCTCTCAACTAGTCAAGGTGTTGCAATGAAAAAACTTTCTACTGAAAATGCGATCATTATCGATACAGAAACTACTGGTTTAGGTTCTCAAGCAGAAATTGTCGAGTTCACTGCTATCTGCGCTCACACTGGCAAAGTTATCGTGAACGAACTTGTTAAACCTACATGTTCGATTCCTGCTGACGCAACGGCTATTCATGGCATCACCGATGAAGACGTTAAGGATGCGCCCGACTTTCATTTAGTCTTCTCAAACCATTTTCTTCCACTTCTTAACGGTCGTCCAATCATCATCTACAACTCAGATTTTGATACGCGCTTAATTATCCAATCTTTGGATAAGCACTGTAACGCTGCTTACGTCCAATCCGTTCACGATTTGTTTTTCAAGTTCTGTGTTCCTCAGTGCGCAATGCTTTGGTATGCAGAGTTCTTTGGTGTTTGGAATGAACACCATGAAGATTACAAGTGGCAATCACTTTCCAACGCTTGCGCTCAACAGAATGTTGATGTGTCTGACTTAACGGCGCACCGTGCACTGGCTGATTGTGAAATGACTCGTCGATTGATTCACGCCGTTAACTCACAGATTGAAAACCAAAACAATCAACATTGTGACAGTGTCACCGAGCCTAATTCAGAGGCTTAATCCATGAACGAAGCTCAAATCATCTATTACGACTTGCTGCCTGACTACACGGTTTCTGTGTTGGTCAAAGGTTGCGACGAATGGGATTTGCTTAAATCCATGTCTCATCTTGAGTCTTGGGCTTCCTCTCAGTTCACTTCTTATGAGTTGGTGTCCATCACCAACACGACCGTTGAACAACGTATCAATTTGGGGGTGTTTGATGACTACCGCAACTAACATCCTCAAGAAGTTCGATGAGCAAAGCGTTCATATTGATTACCTGTGTTTTACGTTTGCCGTGAAAGATTTACGTCATTGTCATGATGCGGTTCGTCGATTGCACAAGCATGAGGAATACAAAGGCTTTGCCAAATCAGGACTGTTACAGCGTCACTGTCGTGCACCTAAGTTCCCTGCTCCACCTGTGTTTAATCCGACCGTCGCTAAGACGTCTGAAGACATTGAAGCGTACAACAAAGCCTTTGATATCTGTTACCGCAACTATTTGGAAGACTGCTTGCGCATCTTCACCAATCAAGTGCTTGGTTTGTCGCTGTCTGCGCCTCGCGGTTTGGGTTTCCAGTTCTACACCGAATCCATGAAACTGACTTCGCCAGATGGTGAGGACTTCTGCGGCTTCGTTGGTATCGGCGGTAACAATGACACGGTGCATTTCCAAATCAACGGAACGGGATGCAAGCATGTATTTGCCCGTCGTCCTACGTGGTCGCTACATGACTGGCTGACCAATGTGCTTGGTGTGCAAACTTTGGCGCGTGTTGACTTGGCCTATGACGATTACGACGGGATTTTTGATTGCGAATACGCTTACAAGGCGTGGCGTGACGACTGTTTCCGCACCGCTGAACGTGGTCGTGGTCCGGTGCTTCATGAAGACATGACCATTGCCAGTATCGGCAAAGATGGGAAACCGATTTACACCAAAGAACAATACTCGATTGGTTCGCGTACCTCGCGCATTTACTGGCGTATCTACAACAAGGCTCTTGAGCAGAAGCTCGCGAACACGGGTCTTGTCTGGTACCGCTCTGAAGTTGAGCTGAAAAAATGGAATGTTGATGTGTTGCTGAATCCGGCTGGCGCGTATGCCGCGCTCAATGATTTTGCTGCGTCAATTTCTACTGCAAAGAAATTCAATACCAAACCTGTCCCGACGAAACGCGCTGCGTTAGACCTGTTGGCCTCTGCGCATTGGATGCGTCGTCAGTACGGGAAAATCCTTAATTCACTTATCGAATTCCATGAGGGCGACATTGAAACCGTGGTCGGTTCCCTTGTCCGTGATGGAACGAAATTCACCTTCCCCGATACCTACGGCAAGTTGGTGACTCACATATTGGAGACTTAACAAATGGCTAAATCCGTTTTTGTACTTGGCATGGATATCACTTGGAATTCAGCACGTGGTGACAGTGCTCAACTGAACGTGTCACGTCCTCTACGTGAAATCAACTCGGAGAAATTCAAACGCCGCACTATCGGTGAATCCGGTGATGTGAATCCCCAATGGGATCAACCGTTGATGATTGACCATGAATATGCCCTGCTTCTTGAGCGCACTGGTGCTCTTGTTCCTCGCCGCGAATACCAATTGCGCTTGGAGATTAATCCAGAAGACCCATTGGCGGGCGCTATCGTGACTGAGCTTATTCCAGTCGACCAAGAAATTAAGAAGCACTTCGAGGCTTCAATGAAACCCGTTCAAGGCTAAAAAATGTCTGTATGCGTCACCGTCGTTAACCAGTATGGCAATTTGAAAGCAACGAAAACGCCTGTTGCGGATTGCCAAGAATACGTGCTGATTTCGGCGGTGGACTACCAAGAATATAAGGAACCAGTCCTCTTCAACGGTGACTTGTTCCTGTATGTCAGTGGCGTGCTCTTGATCAACATGGTCGTTGGTCACTGGGTGGGTCGTGTTGTTCGCCTTATGAGTAAAAGGTAAATCTTATGAAAAAACTAAAACTTGTTGTAACTAACGTAAAACACGCAGTCGTAAACAAAAAAACCGCAGCTGGCGCTGCACTGATGGCCGCGTCTGTCTCTCCGGCGTTCGCTGAAGTCGATATCACGGGCGCAATCAACTCTGCGGTATCCGGTGGTCAAGCTAACGTATCACTGGTTGTGGCGGGTCTGATTGGTATGGCTGCACTGGGCTTTGGTGTGACCATGGTTGTTGGCTTCTTACGTCGCTAACGGCTCACCTCTATGCCTCCTTTATCGGGTAATTTACTTGGAGATGTTCTCGCTATCGTTCTAGGTGTTGCCTTTGCGGGGGCATTCCTCCACGGCTTTGTGAGTGGCATCAATACTCACTAATCAACGGATAAAGGGGGCTTCGGCTCCCTTTTTTATTGGTTTTATACAATGAATCACTATCTCCGTTTTTTTATTGCCCTTGTTATTCTGTGTGCTAGTAGTCATACATATGCTTTAGAAGCGCGTATTGGTTATATGCAAATGAGGGGTTGTGGCTCTCAAGGTGATTGGGTTGACCCTTACAAGGTGAATACTTGTTTTTTGGATACTGGGTATTTCGACTCATGCACATTTGAGAAGACACCCTATGCTGATGCTCGCTATCCCTATCAAACGGTTTGTGATAATGGGCTCGGTCTTGCTTATTACGAGGTTCGTTGTCCAGAAAATAGCGAATTTGATCCCTCCACCTTACGTTGTAAATCGGTCTGTGAATATGGTGAGAACCCTGACGGCACCTGTATGGATGCTTGCCAGTTCAAACAGTCCATTGGCGATACGGTGAAATTGCATTGGCATCCTGCGGTCTACGGCGAATTGGTGACGGGCGCATGCTACGGTGACTACGGTGCGACTCGATGTGAAATGACCAAAAACGAATCCACCATTATTTGTACTGGCGTTCCTGATGGACAGTACACGCCCGACTCTCAATGCTCTCTGCGCTTTGCTTACACTGGACGTCAGTGTGACGGTGGCACACTTTTCTGGGGTGTGAATGGGCCTGATGAACCCATCATTCCACCGGATACGCCAGAAGACCCAACCCATGACCCCGATGACCCAACCGATGAGATTGAAGACCCAACTGTCCTACCCGACGATTCAACCAACACGGTTAATCCCGGTGTCGTTGATGATAAACCGGATGTAGAAGACCCTGACACGGATGAATCGACAGACACGGCAGTCCTTTCTGCTATTAAAGGGCTTAATGTGGATGTGAACAAAGGCATTCATGATCTTAACGTCGATATCAACCAGTCACACGCGGATATCACCAACGCGGTGATTGATGTGAAAGGCTCTTTGGTCGATAACACCCAAGCCATTCAAGAACAGCAAATCAATGACAACAAGATTTATAACAACACCAAGGCACTCATCCAACAGGCCAACGGCGATATCACTACGGCGGTGAACAACAATACCAACGCCACCATTGGTATTCGTAACGATTTAAAAGGGCTTGGTGATTCAATGGGCGAACTCGATAGCAGCTTAAATGCGATTGAGGGTCTATTGACTGGCTCAGAGTTTGGCACACCTACAGGCACCGCTATCACTGGCGAAATCTTTACGGCAGAAGACTTTGCCAACCTGCAAACCACGATAGATGAAAAAGCCGAATCCATCCAAGGCTATGTGGACGACATTACAGGCTTAATCACTATCGGTACCAACTTCAACAACGGCACATTAAGCGACAAGTCTTTCAATATCAAAGGCGCAACCGTTGAATCAGGACTACAGCGTTTTGATGCGGTATCGGGTTATGTGCGCCCTGTCGTGCTGTTCATTTGTGCCTTAATCGCCCTTTGGGTTCTGTTTGGTAATCGGAGTAAATAACATGGAATACATCTACTCAGCATTAGAGTTTATTGCCAACATTGGGCAAACCTTTCTCGACTTCTTTGATGTGGCGATTGAATGGATAAAGAACGCGTTTGAATACGGCGCGATGTGGCTTATCTCGGTATGGCTCGATATCAAGATTGCCTCGATACAAATCGCGCTCAAGATTGCGCAGCTGCTGCTCGAAGAATATGGCGTCTATACGCTTGTCGAAGACCGCTTTAATGCGCTTCCCTCTGACGTCCGTTATATCTTGACCGAATACGGCGTCACCTCTGGGCTACGTGTCATCTTTGATGCGTTCGCTACGTCTTTAGTTATGCGTTTCTTTAACTGGTGATTGAATGGCTACTTCATTTCGATACGGTCACGGTGGCTCTTACAAATCGGCTTGCGCCGTGTGGTTTGACTTACTGCCTGCACTGCGTGAAGGTCGAATTTGCATTACTAACATTCATGGCATGCAGCCACTTGAAGTGATTGAACAACGCCTTGGTGAGAAGTTTCCTGATACGGCTCGGCTCATTCGCATTAGCTCTCGCAACCCTGAAGGCTTCGAGCTGTGGAAATACTTTTTCTGTTGGGCACCCATTGGGGCGTTCATCCTCATTGATGAGTGTCAGCAAATCTTCTCGGTCAATGCAGGTTTCAAAATGGCGAACATACACAAGCGCCCTTTTACTGAGTTTGAGCCTCACTTACCGGAAGGATTCTCTGAGCTGTTTCACTCTCGCTGGCTAACGATTGATACGTCCAGCTTGGACAATGGCGAGATAGACGATTGCCAACGCACACGCTTTGATGAGCAAGGACGCATCATCTATCCCGAGAACTTTAACAACGCCTTTATGGAGCACCGGCACTACAACTGGGACATTGTGTTGCTCACGCCTGACTTTGCTCAAATCCCGAAAGAGTTAAAAGGTGTTGCGGAGTTGGCCAAGCAACATAAGGGTAAAGATGGGATCTTCTTTTCCAACCGCAAACCGCGCATCTTGGAACATGACCCGACTCGAACGGTCACTAAACCAAGCAAAGACGATGTGGTTTATAACCTCAAGGTGCCGCTTGATGTCCACCTACTCTACGCCTCGACCGTCACGGGGCAAATCACCAAGTCGGGGCTTGGAAAGAACATCTTTCTTAACCCGAAATTCTTAGCAGCTATGGCACTGGTCGTGCTTTCATTTGGGTACTTAGTTTATGCGCTTATTGGTATGGTTTCTGATTCTGAGACGACAACTGCGGAAGGAACGCAGCTTCATCAAACTTCGCAGCAAAGTGGCGTTTCGACTTCGCAAGGTCAAGCACGTCCTGGTCAAAGTGGTTCGCCTGGTTCTGTCATGGGTTCTAGTGGTTCTGGCTGTACGGGTTCTGGTTGCGGGAATGAGTCTTATCATGACGTAGGCACCGTTCCGGCTTGGTTCCCACTGGCGAACTCAGAGAGTATCTATGTCTCTGCGGTGGAACGTTGGCACAAAGCCACCTCGATACACGTCAACGTGCATTTTGAGGTTGTCACACCGCGTGGTGTGACTTACCTCGATGACGGATTCCTAAACAAGTTGGGCGTCAAGATGGAATATCTGGACGATTGCCTCGTCCAGCTGTCTCGTGGCGCATCCAACTTCTATGTCACGTGTTCGCCGTATGAGCAATATGCACAACGGCAAGAGCAAGATATTGAACTAAAACCCGTTGGCGGTTTGTTTAGTGGAGACGAAACCTAATGAATGAATACGTAACGCATGGACAGCTGGTTGAAATCATCGAGCTGTTTGATCATCTCTCGATAGTGAACGCAGTCATTGTGGTACTCGCGTATGACCTTGCGAGATACCTCCTAGGGAAACTGGTCGACTACTTCAATTAAAGGCACGGTGCCAGCCCCGCAGGGATAAGGAGTTGCGGAGCGACGACGAGGCACCAAGCCGCCCACCATAGCAAAACCTAACCTCATTACTTAATCGGCGCGGTTAGCAGCCCAAAGCTACTTGGATGCTGCCGCCCTCCTTCCTGCTAGACCAGCCTCGCAGAGACTATCCACATCAAAGGCGCGTTAACCTACTGGAACGCTGCATACTCACCACGTCAAAGCCTTGCGAGTGTCGAGCAATGCTTATTCTTCTTTTCTGGGTTCTCTCCGACGGACGCGCGGAGCAAGTGAGGACGGGCTAGGACGATTGCGCGACGTGCGGCGGGAGGTCAAACCCCCGAATCTGTATTACGGGGGTAAATTCCACCAAGCCTCAACAGTTTTGATGGATCGTTAGAATCCAATAATTTACTTGGTTATTATGCAAGTAAATTATGTTATTGAAACTATCTAGGTTGTAATGATTTAGACCTTAAGATAGTTTCATAAAAGATCACAGAAAATCATTAGATTATCCCCCCATTTATAAGGAGAGTGTTTTGACCATTTTTTATGACCCACCATATGATTCGCCGATTGAAGACACATTCGCCAAGTTTGCTTCAAAGTACTTAAAGCAAGAATTAGAAATGGACTCTCAGGTTGTGGTTAAAACAATCTGCGGAACATTCAGATTAGATTTCGTAGTAACTGATGGTAAAGGGAGAAAAACTGCTATTGAATGCGATGGCAAAGAGTTTCATGAGGGTAGCAGGGATGAATGGCGAGACGCGATGATTCTAGGCTCTACTGATATTGAAGAAATTTATCGAATCAGAGGTAGTGAAATTAATTTTTCTATAGAAGATGTATTTTATATTTTGTCCATATGGAGTCCTTGGTTATTTGATGAAAGACAAGCATATAACATGGGTTGTATTGCCACAGAGGAACTAACTAAAAGTTCGCCATTACCTACAGATAGTACTTTTTCGCTTAATTATATAGATGATAACAATCAAATGAGCTGTTTCTATATCGTAAAGAGGCATAAAAATATACCTAAAGGAAATCGACAGTTCTGGCAAAAAGCATTTGAATATGCTCAACATGTTGGTGGTGGTGACTTAGATGATGTAATCGCAAAATTTAGATCATCTTACTTAAATGGATAACAAATCTTAGTCTTTGCTATACACGCAACAAGCGCTTCGAGAGGAACTTCCAACACTTGGCATTTTTCTACTTATTTTATCTTGATCCCATTAGCTCTTAATCGTAGCCTGTGTGCGCTAGGTTTTATATGTCAAGGATATGAAATGGCTAAGTTTTTAAATACAAGTGCTACAAACTACTATCTCGAAGAACTTATCAAGAACGCATCGGAAAGGCTGATTCTTATTAGCCCTTTCCTCAAGCTTAATGATCGCATTCGAGAGCTTTTGGAAGACAAAGACCGATTAAAAATCGACATTAGAATTGTCTATGGTAAAAGCGAACTACAACCTGATGAGATTAACTGGCTGAAAGGTCTCTCCTTTGTGCGCACCAGCTTTTGTAAAAACCTCCATGCAAAGTGCTACATGAATGAAAGTGCCTGTATCATTACAAGTTTAAACCTCTATGAGTTCAGCCAAGTAAACAATAACGAAATGGGTATCTTCATTGATCGTGACGAAGACCCGAATGTCTACAAAGATTCCTATGAGGAAGCGCAACGTATTATTCGTATTAGCGATGAGGTTCGCATTTCGTTAGAGAAGATTACATCATCTGTCAATGATCCTGCTAAAAGTGAAGATTCACAACCAGAACAAGCCAAACTGACTTCATCCAAGCTAGCCAAGAAACACAAAATTAAAACAGATGACTTCCTTCAGATGTGTGTAAACAAGGGCTACTTATCTTTTGATGATGGAAAACATTCTTTAACCGAAGAAGGGAAATCGTTGGGTGGTGAGTTCAAGTACAGTAAACGTTTTGGCCCTTACTTTATCTGGCCAGAGTCATTAGAGGTTGAATAGAAAAATAAGGCTCCTGTTGGAGCCTTAAATAAATTACACGATTTTCTTTAGTACTCTTGCATACTTCAATATTTGGTGAGCAACTTTTATATCATTCGATGCACCTAACTCAAGTAAAGCAACCCCAATCAATATTTGTTGCGCAGTAACCAACTGTCCTGTTGGAAGCTCTAATCGATCATGCCTCATTACGAAGTTTTCCCAATCTTCACAACTGCTCAGTTCCCTGCCCTTATTCATCCTCATTAAGCGTTTACACTCTGGCGGAATGGATTTCCCCTTATCCCATTCTTTGATCGTCCTCACAGTTTTTAAACAAAGTTTGGCAGCTTCTTCGACGGTTAAACCACATTCAAATTCACGAAAAATATAGTTTTTAGTCATTTCGTGATACTTCATTGAATTGTCCCTCAAAAGAGAGACATTTTATAGGATACGCATATGCAATCGCATTCAACATAAGCGCCCATAATGCGTACTGTAATAGTGATTCCTGTGGACTTGCAATCACTAGAGCCAATCCGGCACAAGCCATTGAAATACCTGATAATCCAAGCCCATTAAACTTTTTTGCAATTCCTTCCCATACTGCTTTTATCTGCTGATTGTCACTGCTTCAACCCAGCAATGGTACCTCAGGTTGAAGCAATGTTTGGAATGGCTATACCAAACCAAACCTTATCAATTATGTCGTGTATACGTCAGTGTAATAATTTATTTTTTCATGGAAATTTGAGGTGTAAAAACCGAACCTCATGGCCCAGGTTCGGCTTATTGAGCTGTTGTTTTATTTATGACTTAAGTCTTTAGTATCACAAACCAAGGTCTCTTTTCATATAAAAGTCAATGTATGTCGCCTACCCCTATCAAAATCCATTACCGAGAAAGCTGGCCGAAATTTCATCTTTCATAAGGTTAGAGCTCACAGCGATCTTAGGGGAAAAGTAACTATAATTACGGTGTCACATCCAGTTGGACTTACTCATTTGAGGCCTGCCGAAAAATGACAAATAACACTCAAAAACAAAGTTAATTTGTAACAAATTATGTTAACGATATTGTCAATTCAATTATCTCAATAGAGGAATGATGCTTTGCGTCACAGAGATCGTGGTAAAACATATCCTCGGAAATGCTTCTAATGAATGCATATCACGTTAAATAGTGCATCAATTGACTTTGACTAAAACACAAATCTAGTACAGCCTAATAATCAATTGATTTCATAATCTGCGAGCGGTATGGTGTTTGTGACCCCCATAAAAAACAAGGATATTGGCTATGGATAAATTACTAGCGTCCGCTTTAGAAATTAAACAGCGCACCATGGTTACTGGCCTTTTTGCAAAGAACGGGTTCAAAATCGCCATGACAGATTTTGACGATGTTACTTTTGAGCGAGAAGGCGTCCAAGTTAACGTACATTTTGACATGGCTTCAAATGCTGAATCCGTTTCTGTTTTGTCCAAAAAGCCATTCTCGTTAACTCGATAA